CGTATTCAACGAAGCAGGGACAAGCGGCCTGAAACAATTCAGCGGTTTTGTAAACGAGGCATATAACGCTCAATTATTCTGGCCGACTGTGCAACCGCTTTACTCACGCTTGCGCCGCTCCATGCCTGAGATGGTAATGATACGTCAGGCGTTTACAGCATGGGCGCGCAATACGTCCCCGCAGGTGGACTTGCCAGACGATGCAACAGATGATGATAAACGCTATCAAGAGTTTATCTATTCCGACTTTGAGAATATGGAAGGCGGATATACCAAATTTATTGACACACTGGTAAACCATGTGCCGTTTGACGGCTGGGGATGGTGGGAGGCAGTGCCTAGTGTGCGGCGCATGGATTGGAAAGCCCCCGACAAATGGCAGAGCCAGGAAGATGATGGCCTATTTGGTTTACGCCGTTTAGCATGGCGCGACACATCCACATTTTACGGATGGGAATTTGACGAACAAAAAAATATGGTCGGATTGAATCAGCAGGACTTTCCATATCCGCCCGTATTGCTTGAAAAGAAAAACGGGTTGCATATCACATTTGGAGACCCGAATAACCCAGAGGGATTATCGCCGCTTGAAGCAGTCTGGCGATTAGAGCGTATTCGATTTGGTTTAGAAGTTGTACAGGGTATTGGGTACGAACACGCCGCAGGATATTTAAATGTCAATAAAACAGAGGCGGGAACTTTATCGGCAGATGATAAAGCAAACGTAAGAGAGGCCGCCCGCGCTATCCTTACAGCGCAAGAGGGGAATTATGCGCTATGGCCTTTCGGTATGAATGGCGAAGTAAAAGACATAGGCTTTCAAGCGTCCAGCGCGATACTCGAAGCAATCCGCCATTATAGTATTTTGGCACTGTCAGTATATACGATGCAATGGATGGCATTGAATACATTAACAGGCAGTGGATCACTGGCCGCCGCTGATGATAGCTCGTCAATGGGCGTGTTTACTTTCAATGCAATGATGGACGGATTCGCCGCGCAATATGACCAACAGATAGGCCGCAGATTATGGGAATGGAATAAAGCATCTTTCCCGAACGTTACCAAACGCCCCATTATAAAATTCAGCCACATTGATAAATCAGTTGCATTGGGCGAGATGGGAAGTTTCATACAACAAATGAACTCGGTCATGCCGATTGGAGATGAGGATTTGAAAGCGATCCGCAAACGCTCTGGTTTCCTTCCTGCTAATTTGCCAGAAGTCACGCCCGAACAGCAAGCGGTAAAAGACGCGCAGGCGTTAGACAAGCAAGCTACACAGACGAAGGAAGTTATTCAACAGGCTTTACACTTTGCAAGCAGGAAGCGCAATGGATAATATATTAGTTGAATTATCTCTGGCTGATTACTCTGCAATTCGCTCTGACTATTGGGCAAATGTGTATGATGCCGTTGAACAGTATCTTACGCAGGACGTATCAATTACAGCATTGAAAAATCCAATGAATCGCAATGTAAACTCTGCCTATCCCGCCGCTGGTGAAATGGCGTGGCTTGACGGCGGGTCAGAATTGCCGCTTGACGAAGAATCAAGCGCGTATATTGAAGCGGCAAAATCGGCTGAACTTGGATACATTGAACAGCTTGCAAATAATTTGAGGATGCTAAAAAAGGCGGGAGAATTTGACGCGATCACGGAAGCGTTCAAACATGCAGAGGCTTATAGCCGCAGTCTTGACCGCTTATACAACAGCGTCAAAGTTTTAGCTGCAGGTAGTAAAATGCTTATTTTTGTCGGAGAGGATGGGCAGGAGTCATGCTCAGATTGTATGGGATATAAAAACAAACGGCATAAGGCTAGTTGGTGGGTATCTCATAATGCCGTGCCGCCTAATCGAGATTTTGAATGTGGCGGGTGGAGATGCCAACATATTTTGGTGGACGATAACGGGAATGTGTTTACGTTATGAACGTAAAATTTAGAGTACGTGGTGTTGAGGCGGTAGAGGCGTTTTTGCGTTCTGTACCTTACGGTGCAACTAAGGTTGCATTGCAGGCGTTTAGCGAATACATTGTAGGGAATGACGCTCACGGTCTAAAACATAATGAGACTTATAAATATGTTACTCGCAAATCTGCCTATGGTTTTTCATTCTTTACGGACAAACAAAGGCGATGGTTTTTTTGGGCATTGAAAGAGGGGGTTATAAATCCTGGAAGTGGAGAACGAACTGGTGAAACCTCCGCCGCGTGGAAAGCAGAGCCGCGCAATGATGGATATAGGTACACGATCACAAACAATACAGCGGGCGGATTTTATACACGCGATGATAAGGGACAGGCACGACAACCCGCTAAAGTCGGATGGCGCAAAGTCTCTGCTGTATTAGCGGCTAATTATCTTGGTGGTATTCGCGCCGCAATCTTTGCAGTCAATGAATATCTGAAAGGAAAACGATGACAGAACAGGAAAAGCAATTTTACATCCGCACCCGTGCGTTACTCATTGAACAGGAAAAAGCACTGACAGAACAGCGCGCCGCTATAATCGGACAGCGTAAGGCAATTGAAGCACTGCTTGAATATCACGCGCCTGTGTCAATTCACGAACCAACAGAGGGCGAAACTTTTACCGCCCGCCTCCCGTATACCACATGACACTTATTGCGTTATTCGTTCTTTACCTATTGACAGTATTTGCAATCTATGTGGCATTTGAAAAATTGTGGTAGAATGTCGGCATAACTGAATACCACGTACCGCAGGCGCAAGCAGTCGGCACGCAAGACAAGCACAAGCGGCTTGTATCTCGTTTTGAGATACAAGCCGCATTATTTTTATGGAGATACATGGATAACTTTTTATTTGCAGAACTTGAAAAGCCGTTGTCGTCATTCGATGGAATGGCGGCAGGATCATTCACAGACATGCGCGGGAAAAAGGTTTCATTTACTCCCGCCATGCTTGAAAGTTACATAGCCAATACAAAAGAAGTCATTGAATCAACCCGCACCGATAAGGGGGAATTGGTCGGGCTTCCAATTGATATGGATGGACACGATCACAAAGGCGGGGCGGGCTGGATTACTGGCGTGTCAAAAGATGCCACACGCGACATTCTGAAATTTGATGTCAACTGGACAGAGGCAGGCAGACAGTTAATTGAAAGCAATACGCGCCGCTTCTTTTCCCCTACTGTTGACCCTAGCAATAAAGTTGTGCTAGGCGGCTCGTTGACCAATTGGCCTGCTACCCGTGATTCGCTTGGCAGGATGTTACTTAAGCCAATTGAATTATCTCAAAACTTACAGGAGTTGGACATGCAGGATAACTTAATGCAAGTAGATTTATTCAAAAGTTTGTTAGAACTCGGCAAAGATTTTTTGGCCGAATTAAAAGGGCGAAAGGTTGAAGCCGCGCCCGAACCTACAAAGGAGAATGATATGCCCGAATTAACACTGGCTGAGTTCATGCAGACCCCTGAGGCTATTGCCGAACTCGAACAGCGCGCCGAAGCCCGCGCCGCTGAACTGTTGCAAGCCGAACAGTTGAAAGTCAAGGTGCTTGATTTTGCAAAGAGCATCACAGGCGATAAGCCCGTTGGTCTTGCTATCAAAGCCGATGAACTGGCCGCCGCTATTCTTGCACTGCCTGAGACCGATAAAGTGATTGAACTACTCAGCAAAGTGTACGAAGCGAAGGTACTTGATTTTAGCGAAAAGGGACACGCTGGCGAATTGCACAACAAGCAGGCCGTACCCGCTGAAATTAAGCCGTTCATTAACAAGTTTATTGAGGCGGGGAAAACTGCCGCCGACTTTTTCACTGCAAATCCAGAACTCGGCGCGGCCGAAGATTATGACCTTGCAGAATTTACAAAGGAGAAATAAGACATGGCAGACTTAACCGCCAATGCCCCGATCCGTATCTTGGGCGAAGAATACACGGAGGAATTTGTCCTCGACAATTCCGCCGCGCAGACCATTTACAAAGGCCAACCGATGATTATCGACCAATCCGAAGATACCGTTTATCTTCGCGGCTTTGTTGATGCCACCGTAGTGGCCGCGACTGATATTTTCTGCGGTATTGCAGCCGAAGGAATGACAGTACTTACCACAGACACCGAGACCAACAACCGCCTGAAATTGTGGGTATGGCCTACCATCGTTGGTTTCAAGTCCACCGTATATACGGACGCTGATTTGGGCGATACCGTTTATATGTCCGATAGCGGCACGCTTTCAGCAACCGCCGCCGATAACCCAATGCTGGGTAAACTTCATCGCGTGCTTGACGGATATGCTTATGTCCAACTCAGCACCCCGACCGTTTGCACTGGCGCATAATAGGAGAACTGTACAATGATTTCAGGTAATATCCCCCAGCATTTACTGGTTGCCGCTCGCACTGGCTTCTTGACCACAGCGACCCCAGCCGTACCCTCTTATGCTCCTATCGCGCAGACAATCACGATGGATGCAAAGAGCATTGATCTTGTTGACCTCGGCGCGTCACCTATGCCGATGGCCTCCATTGGTCGCACTCAGAAACAGTCCTTTATCGAAAAGACACTGACCGTCAAGCCCAAAGATTGGGAAATCACGGTAGGGATCTCTCATAACGCCGTGAAGGACGACCAGACTGGCACGCTCGAACAGAAATGTCGCGCCGCTGGTAGTAACTTCCAACTCCATATCAGCAACTTGGCTTTTCAAGCGTTGAATGATGGCGAGAACTCAGCGACCTTTGGTCTTGGTTATGACGGCCTATCATTCTTCAACGATAGCCATATTGACAAAGGCGCCGCGTACCAGACCGCGCAAGATAACAAATTTGCACTTGCTCTGTCCCTCGACAATTTTGAAACCGTCCGCGTGGCCGCTGGTTTATTCAAGCAGGATCAGGGCGAATACACCAACTACAATTACGACCTGTTGGTAGTGCCTCCCGCTCTTGAACGCATCGCCGCGCAGATCACCAACAATCCTTTTGCTTATGACACTGCCAACCGCGAGAACAATCCCTATGCTGGCCAGACTCGTTTCATGGTACATCCGAAACTTGATTCAACCGCTTGGGTATTGGTTGCGAGTGGCGCGCCTATCAAGCCCATCCTGGTTGTCATGCGTGAAACTCCGAACCTTCAGAGCGCATGGTTTGACCCTGAGACAGTTGACGGCGGAATGTACTATTTCAAATTCTTTGCCCGTTACAATCATTACTTTGGTGATTGGAGAACTGCCGCTCTCGGTAATACGTAGGAGTCACAATGTCAAATCTAACTGATTTAGATGTTA